CTTCCGGGAGTTCAGAGCGGAGGTCAGCAGGGACCATAGACCAGACAGTAAGGAGTGCATTCGGGGTCTCCAATGCAAGGGTGAGGATGGTAGCGCCAAGGAGTTGAAGGCGGACGGACCAGAATCGGTGCCACTCGCGCCACTGAGGGATGAGCTTCATACGTCGCACCTATTCATCTGCGATAGTTTTTGATACATCGGAGGCCCCCCCTTTTGAGAGCATCTTTGTAATCAGCTTCCATTCCCGGTCCTTGCGCTCGTTGTCCTTCTTGATGAGCAGCACGTCCGTCTGCATGGTGTTCATCCCCCCTATCACCTGGTCGAGCTGGTTCACGCTGCGATTGCCGAACCAGATGTACCCACCGCTCAGCAACGACGCGGTGAAGAAGGCCGCCGCGCCCCAGGCGTAGAGCTTGTCAACCCGGCGTTCCAGCACTGATACCCGGTTGACCAAATCCCCATAGTGCGGCTGTTCCATAACGTTCCTTTGGACGTAAAAAAACCCGCCTGGGCGGGTTATTCCGTGTGTTAACCATCGCTGCTACACTTTTGCGACAAAAATAAGGCCAGAGACATGAAAATTCTACGAATCCTCGCCTGGGTAGTCGTGATAATCGCGGCAGCAACATATTTTCTGTACGCGAGCTTCTCGTCCTATATCTAGCGCTCAGGCCATGTAGCCGAGAGCATTCACCTTTTGCCGCGTATACGGTTCGAGAACCAAATGCCCAGCGGTATTTAGATGGGAGTCGTCCGCGAAGTGTTCCGGCAGCAACGGCGCAGAGTAGCCGCTTATGTGATGCGCACCTTCTTCGTAGGCAACATTCGCGACGAACGATGCCCATTGCGGAAGAGTCCAGGAGCCATCCGGCTTGACCTTCGCTATGTGGCCCTGTGCATTCCAGATTGGCGATAGGAATACCACGATCAGCCCGTAGGACTTACACGCACGGATGAACGTGCGCATCGCAGTAATGAACCCGATGCCCGTGACACTAGGCTCACCCCAGTCGTTCAGGCCCAGCGTTACAAGTACCCCCTTAGCTGGGGTGGGGCCGCAGACGCGCTGGATAGCTGCGACATTGGATGCCCAGCCGAAGCCAGGCCATCCGCCATCGGTCATGCGAGCGCCGCCCCAGGACAGATTATTAATGGTAGCGCCCGTGTTCTTGGCGAGGTTGACCGCCATCAGTTCTGTTGCCGGCACGGCATGAGGCCCCGGAGCCTCATAGACGTTAGTCTGTATGGAGTCGCCTACCAGTATCCATCGTTCAGTCGTCATTGCTTTCCTTTTGCTCCATCCACGTCAAATAGTTTTGGTAGTCCGCGTTATCCGGGTCCGGCGGAATGTATGCCATGTCCGCTTCCCGATAAATCGTGCCGCCCTCAAGCACTTCGTATTTCATGGCAGCCTCGCGTTCGCAGTAAGACCATCGATCGATGCGACTGTCGTGGTGTCTCCCGGTGTCCATACGATTCGCACCCCATTCCGGTTTGGCACGATGGCGCTTGGCGTTGAAGTAGGACTATTCAGGGTGATGGTGGGAGACGCGCGCATCGTGGTGGGGAACGTCCGGCTAAGCTGCCGCGTCGTTGCATTCGCTGTCGGCATCAGCCCCGTAGAAGTTTCCGACAAAATAAAGTAATACTCTTCGCACAAGGAGCGAGCCGTCGCCTCTGGCAGGTATTCAAACGGCGTAGCCTGAGAGCCGCTTTCCAGTTGGACGTTGCTAATTTCCCAGGTCGCTGCGTTGGTAGACACGAGACGTACCGATCCGGTCGTGCGTGTAGTTTCCGTACCAGACCAGGTATTTACGGCCCCTTCGTAGTTGGTCCCGCTCCCAAGGTCAAATACGACCTGCAGGCCGGTTCCGCTGTCCCGGTTCCAGTTGGCAATGCCGCCTTGGTCGATAGGGACCTTAATCACCTTCCGTTCCCACGCGCCAGCCACGGTAATGGTGTAATTGGCGACGTAGGATCGATAGCCGGGGCTGCCGTCGTTGAGAAAAGCGACGCTATACGTTCCAGCGATGGATCCTTTAACGAAGAAGCTCAGGGTCATAAAGCCGCCCCAGAGAGACCCCAGAGCGAGCGCGAGGGCGTTGAAACCTTCGATAGGTTGGCGGAAGCGGTTCCGATCAGCCCCAGCCGGGGTCGCCGCAGCATTCGACGTTATCCGCGCGGTATACGGGCCGACCCTACCCTGTCCGTAATCAGAGGAGGCAGACTGCCGAGTAACGGTGACCGAGGCCGTGCCCCCGATGAATGCCTGCCATTGTTCTGCGGTATACGGAGCGCCACTGGCCGCAATGATCGGCCCAATAGATGCACCACTGAACCAGTGCATGAAGCCACCATTGATCAACTTGTTCTTGTGCGAGTATTGGCCCCCGCCGAACCCCGTGGAGTAATCGGAGACATACTGGCTGCCGTCCCAGTTGGACCAGCCCATCCCGGTGATATAGATTGGGCTTCCGACGTCGCTGGTCGGCGCGGTGGGGTATACGGGCAGGCCCAGGGCCTCGCCAGTACCCAGAATGTCGTTCTGCGTCCACATCAGCACGTCGTCTGCATCGCGCAGCTCAAACGTGTACGTGACGCCTTCGGTCAGGAAGACGACGGCCTCACCCAGGGCATTCAGGATGACCGGGTTCGTGTTCGCCGCGCCACCAGCCGCGTCCTGGTAGGTGGCCTGCGGAGTGGTCGTGCCGTTGATGTAGGTGTAGAGGCGCCCGCCGACCAGGGGCCGGCCGTTGATATCGTTGGCGCTGAACCGGGGAGAGACGTAAGATTGCGGCATTGCAAGCCCCAAAAAGGAAAGCCCCTCAGTGAGGGGCGAATAAACATGAACTTCGAGGTTTTGATGCAGGCAGCAGCCCCGGCGCTCGGGGTCCTATTCTGGCTGCCAATAATCCGCCTATTTCAGCGTCGAGCCCGCCGCAACGCCGCCCGCGATTGGTACCGCAGACAGGTACGGCAGCAAGCGATTACGGAGTTCGGGCGGAAGCTGGGCCGCTTGGCTGGCCGGCTGGCCCGATAGCGCCGCGTTCGCCGCGCGCTCATTCCCATACGCCCTCATCTGGTCCCGGATGATCCGCAGGAACGGGATCTGACCCACCGGGCCCGACACCTCCGCAAGCAGATTCATCACCGCTGATCCGGTGTTACTGTTGTTCACCGCGGACCCCGCCGGCTGGGTCGTGATGTACTGCCCCACCCGCCCGACTGCCTCCAGGCGCGCCACCTCTTCCGGCGAGAACAGGGCGGACAGCTTTTCCCTTCCCATGCGTTGCAGGGCGCTCATGTAGCGAGAGACCGCCATGGGCGTATCGCCTGTGGCATTCGGCCCGAAAGCGGCCGAACGCAGGTACTCAGCCACTTGCGCACGGGCCTGCTGGATGGCCCCCTCGTCGGCAGACAGGACGCGCCCCAGCGCGCGCATTTCCTCAGTGCTGGCGTTCACCAAGTACTTCTGCACGAATTTCTCGGGGTCGGCCCCGTCCAGTGCGGCCTTGAGCGCTGGCGAGCTTTCAATGCGGCCGAAGCGATCGGCGGCAATACCTCGCGCGGCGCTGAAAGCCTGCGCTGCATCCGGGCCGATCTGGCTGCCAGCGTTCGCCAAGTCGTCAACGCTGGCCAGGATGCCAGCTCGCAGTTCGTCCAGCGCGCGGGCCTGCACCCTATTCATCGGGTCGTAATTGCGGTTGATGACACGAATGATGTCCTCGGCATCGCCGACGGTAAGGGCTGCGGTCTGCCGCCCGTCAGCCAACCCGATGCGCTCGAGGCGCTGACGCACGGCGCCTGGCAGAACGTCCGTGCCGAAGTCTGAAAGCACGTCGCCATAGCGCTGGGCCAGCGGCGCGGCCGGGATGTCTGCATTGACGCCCGCCATGCCGCGCGCCGCCGTATAGGCCTCGTCCACCGCGGCGCGTGCCGGCGCGTCGGCCTTCCGAAGCGCGTTCATCAGGCTGTTGCCGGCCGAGAACGGTGTATCGGCTTGGGCCGCACCAATTCGGTCGAATTCAGACGTCAGAAGCCGGTTCTGCTCCGAGAAGCGGTCGGCCAGGGGATTGCGGCCGCCACCCAGGTCGACGCCGCGCATATTGCGCTCTGCGGCAAACTGCATAGGGTCTCGGGTGACTTGCCCACGCGTCGGGGGCACGCCAAGCCTGTCGAAATCGGCGCGGCGCACCAGGGCGGCCGGGTCTGGCACGTCTCCGCTGCGCATTGCCGCCTGCACCTGCTGGCGAACGCCCGCCAGGATGCTCTCGGGGATCTCCGACAGATCGCGGATACCCATCTCCGGCCCCGCCTCCTGAATGGCGCGCAGGATCTGGGCGTCAAGTTCAGCCTGGTTGGCGAACCGTCCGCGCACGCGCTGCGCAATGGCTGCGGCCTGGTTTCCGACGAAGTCCCCCACCCGGGCAGCCACGGGCGACAGCACGGCACCGGCAACAGCACCCCCGAGAGCCTGGCCGCCCTTCGTACCCCAGAAATCATCCTGTGCCCGTTGATTCACCACAGGTTGCAGGGTGGCGCCCGCCGCGCCGGCCGCTGCTCCGCGCCCAGCCAGTTGCAGTAGCGTATTGGCGCCTCCCATGAGTCGCGCGGCGGGGATGTTGGCCGGGCTGACCACGTTGCCCGCCAGGCGCGCCGCGTCGAAGCCGTCACGCCCGGCCAGCTCGCGGGATTCGGCATATTCCTGGTTCGCCGTGCGCACTTGCCGATCGACGTCCGCCACCTGCTCGTCCATGAATCGGCGCGCCGTCTCCCCACCCAGTGCGTCAGGGATCAGGCCGGAGGCTGCGCGCGCGCCGCGCACCAAAAGCTGTGCGCCGGCATCCAACGGGTCACGAACCGCACCCATGAAGGCACCGCCAGCCACACCGCCGCGGCCCTCGCTCGGGGCGGTGACGATTGGGTCTTCCTGCGCCATGAAAATCTTGGGCACGCCGTCGCTGCCAACGGCCTCAGTGGTGCCTGAGCTAGACGGAGCCGCGGCGGGTGCTTGCAGCCCCAGATGCTGGTAGATTTCGGCGTCGGAATACCCCGCCTCGCGCGCACGTTTGATGCGGTCAGCAAAGCCCGAATTCTGCGACAGGTGGCTAATGATGTCAGAGTCGCTATAGCCGGCCTCCTTCGCAGTCTTCACCTTGCTGGAAAAATCCGGGACCGGCGCCGCCTGTGCTGACGGCAGTACGGCCTGGGCCACCCGATCGAGAATTCCCCCCGAGCGCCGCACCAGGTCCGTCGCAGCTATCAGCTTGCGTTCGTAGTCGGGGTCTTCGGCGTAGCCGCCATCCTTGAGCGCCCGGGCGTAGGCCTGCGCGTCGGTGCCGGCGTTCAGCGCGGTCTTGTACCGGCGATTAATCAGCCCGGCGAAGTCCTGGCCGAAGGCGTCGGGCGTGTCATAGGCGCGGTATCGGTCGTTGCTGCCCGTCATGTTGTCCTTTGCCGCCACGCCGCCGCCGGCGAAGTCCTTGATGTTGCCCAGGTTGTTGGTCCCGGGGATGACGCTACGGCCCCATCCGGTTTCCAGGCCCCACTGCCCCAGCAGCACAGAGGGATCGACACCGATAGCCTTGCCAACGGCGGCCGCCTGGGCGCCATAGGTCTGCGCGAACTCTTGAGGGGATGCCATGTCAGTTTCCGAAGATGTCACCGAGAGACGGGCGAGCAGCCGGCGAGGCCGCAGCGGGGGCCGCCGTCCCGCCGCTGACGCCGCGTGCTGCGGCCGGCACTTCGGCAAGCATGAGCTCGGTGGCGCGGCGGCGGTTGGCCGCCTTCTGCGCAATCACCTCAGGGCTGTCGCCGACTGCCGGGAAATACTGCTTTCGCGCGCTGTCGAATTCCGAATCAGCGATGGCTGCGCCGGACTCCCGGCGGAGCACCGCGTTGATGAAATCGCGCTGAGCCTGCTCCACCTGTTGCTGCTGCGTGCTCGGGCGCACCAGCCCGGTCGGATCCGCGTTCACGACCGATCCCAGGGCGCCACCAATGACCGGGATCGACTCGGCGACGCTCTTGACCATTCCAGGCCGGTCGACGCCCTCGGCTGACATTTGCTGGATGATCTTGTCGGCTTCCTGCATGCGGGTACCAAACAGGTTTGCCTTCGCCTGGGTGTCGTTCAGACCCTTGTCCTTGGGAGGCACGGCAGCGCCGCCGGATGTGACCGGCCGCCCTTCGCCGGTGCGCGGGTCCACGATCATCGGACCGTTGGCCGTGTCCAGCACTTGCCCGCGCGGCGCGCGCTCGTCCAGATCCTGCTTGCGACGCGCCAGGTCAAGCGTCGCCTGCCTGTAATTCATGTCGAACTGATCCATCTGGCTCAGCATCCGGGCCTGGGCTTGCTGCACCCATGCCGGATCATAGCTGGGCGGCAACTGGGAAACGTCGATTCCGTAGCGGGATGCCTCCTGCTTGGCAGCCTGGTAGGTCGACTCGTCGCGGACGCCCTGGAGAAGCCGCCCTTGAAGCTCCATGTTCTGCTTGGCCACCTGCATCCGGCGCACGTCCGCCTGATCGGCACTCGCATCCTGCTGGTTGGCGAGGCCCGCATACTGCAGCGCGGCGCCGGGGGAAGCCTGGGCAATGGCAGGCAGCGCCGTGCGGTTGAATCGGCCATCGGCCCCGAACGTGTCAGGCGAGCGCAGCACGTTGGCCAGCGCGCCCTGCTCTGCCGCTTGGCGCTGCTGCTCGGCCACCTGCGTCTGAGCGGAGCGCAGCCGCGCCACGTTAAACAGCGCGTTCACAGGGCTGTCGATCTGCGGGCCGCGGGCCTGCAAGGGAATGCTGGTGTCGAGTTGCATGTGGGGTCTCCTATGCCACCGGGCGCCATGCGCCGTACAGGCTGTTCACGTTCCCCGTTGCCGGGGTGGACGGCGTATAGCCGCCGCCGTAGCCGCTCTGGCTCATGGCGGCATAGTTCATGCCGGCGTTGGCCAACGACCCCAGGCCCTGGTTGATCGCGTTGCTCTGGCCGACCGTCCCGGCTGCCTGCGCGTTCGCGCTCTGCGCCAGGTTGTTACTGACCTGGTTCGCGTAGTTCTGGCTGACGCCAGCGAGGGACGAGGCCGACGCCTGCCCCATGCCAGCAATTGCCGCAAGCCGGTTGAACTGGTTCGTGATGTTCGTGTTGTGCGCGTTGAAGCCGGTGTTGTAGTTCTGAACGTGGCTGTTGAAGCCCGTCAGATAGTCGTTGACGTGCCGGCCGTAGGCGTTGCCGTACTCCTGCGACGCCTGCCCGGAACTGAAGGTCATGGCGTCCTTCAGCGCGCGCCCGGAATTCAGGTTGCCGGTCGCCGCGGCCATGTTCTGGATGGACTGGTTGCCCTGATCCAGCCGGAACTGATACCCCGGATCGGCCCGGAAATCGGCCTCCGTGAGGGGCGTGTATGCCTCATACGGCTTGTATGCCTGATACGCCTGCATGAGGCTGCCGTAATTGGGGTCGGCCGCGCGCGCCGCCTGGTCTTGCTGCTGCTGGGCCAGCCGCGCCTGCACCGCTGCATTGAGTCCAGCTTCGTCCACCGCTTCAGGAGTGGATCCGGTCGGTTCGGCGTAAACCCACTGCTTACTCGTGCCGCCTGCGTCGCCGCCCTGGATGTACTCGAGCTGGTAGCCCCATCGCTGAGCTTGCGGGTCATAGCCCCACGTCGCATTGCTGTAGCCGCGAGCGTTGGCCCCGCGCATACCATTCTGCGCGAGCGCCTCTTCGACAGTCGGCGGACGGCCTGTGTTTGCGCCGGTCGTGTATTGCCCGCGCAGCTCGTTCCGGATTTCCTGCTCGGTCTGGGCCCGTCCGCTCGCGCTCGTGCCGGTGCCGAGGCCAAGCCGATACAGAAGCGCGTTCAGCCCCGCGTTGCCCGCGTCCAGGTACGGCTGAAAGTTCGCCGTGTTCTGCTCGTACTGTTCCCGCTGGAGCTGGTTGGCGTCGGCGGCGGCTTGGCTTTGGGCGTCTGCCGCCTTGCCCGCGGCGCTGGACGACATGGCGCTGCCAGCCACCCCCGCAACGGCGGTGCCTACCCCTACTGCTGCTGCAACCATGTCAGTCTCCTAGCCACGCGCTGTACGTGGTCTCTACGTGTTCAAATCCCATCGCCTCAAACAGCCGGCCGATGTCCATGTGGGCCTTGGTGCCCACGAACCAACGCTGCACGCCGCGGCGCTTCAGTTCTGCCTTGACGGCCTTGAGCAGGATCACGCCACCGCGCCCGCCGCGCTTGTCCTTGCGCAGGAACAGGATGTCCATGTGGCAGGTCAGGCAGGTCTGGTAGTGCAGGCCCGGCGCCACGAAGCCCACGAAGTACCCGACCAGCTCGCCGGCGTCGCGCAGGGTGACGAAGATGACTTCGCCGCGCGCGTCGCGCTGCAGATAGACGTGGTACTGCGGATCCAGCGGCACCTTGTCCTTGTTCAAGGCCAACTCTTCCCAGTGCAGCGGGAAAAGCGGCTTGAGGTCTTCCAAGCGCTCGGTCAGGTTTTCAACGTGGGCCGTGAGCATGGCTTACCTCGACGTGCGGATATCGACCACCATGCTGATGCGGTCGTCGTTGCTGTTGTTGAACACTTCGTGCTCCAGCTTGTTGTTGAACCAGAACACGTCACCCGTGACCATGTTGAACGCCTCGGCCTTCTCGCCCTCGAAGTCGCCGCACACGATGACGGCGCCGGGGTTGCCCTGGAGAACGATGTGGAACCGCGTGTAGTAGTTGGCGTGCTCGGGGGTGTCCGCATGGCGGAAGATCCGGCCGCCGGGCTTGATCTTGTTGATGATGACGCGGCCCAAGCGCTCGCCGCCTACACGCGCCATCAGGCCCATGACCAGCGGACGCGCCTCGTGCAGGATCTTGTAGGCCGGCTGGTCGACGCTTTCGTGCTGGTCATGCCCGGGAAGCCGGTTTTCCTTGTAGGCCTGAATTTCCTCGTCGGTCAGGCCGGTGGCGATCACCGGGAAGCGCAGCATGATGGCTTCGGTCTCGCCGAACGGGCCTTGCGGGTAATGGCGCAGAAACGTGTCTTCTTGCCACAGCTCCGGGCGGCGCTTGATCGCCAGCACGAGCGGGTTGACGTCCTGGTTGCGGGTCAGGATATGAAAGTGTTCCATGGGGCCTCGTGGTTATCGCGACACGGAGGTGATCGTGGGCGCGACGGTGTAGGTGATGACGACTTGGTCGCCAGGGTTCAGGGGAATGAGTTGGTTTGCACCCAAGGTCAGCGTGCTGGTGCCGCGTTTGAACGCGATCGACGAAACGGTGCCGCCTGTGACGTGCAGCGACTCGCGTGACGTGGCCGTGTAGGTCATTGGCGAGCCCGTGGCGGCCACAACGACCGGCTCCTGGGTGTGGGCATAGGCATCAGCGATTTCGCGCGCCAGCGCCCGCATAAAGGCCAGCGTCTGCGTCGACTGGACGATCTGCCCGTTCTGCTGGGAGGCAAAAGTGGCCGAACTCTGTAGCAGCTCGAGCGGCATCAGTCGTCCCCCAGGTAAGCGCCCAGCACCACCGCCTTGACCGGGTCGGTAACGCTCAGCTCATAGACGACCTGCCGGCCATTGCCGGGGCGGTTGAATCTGGCGCCATAGTCGTACTGGCCGATGCGACCCATCGACACCGTGCGGCGCGGGCCCCAGGTGTGGCCGCCGTCCTTGGACTTGCGCATCATCATGCGGGGCTTCTGGCCCTGGCCCAGACTTGTTCCGACGCCCGCTTCGATGTGGACCACCAGCGCGCCCATGGCCAAGTCGTTCATCTTCTCGACGATGGTCTGGGCCGCGCGCACGCGCAGGATCGCTTCGCCGTCGTCGGTATAGTTGTCGGGGTCCAGTTCGTACAGCCGGCCGCGCTCCCAGTCCCCGACGATGTGCTTGCCCATGAACAGGGAGTGGCAGTTCGCCCGGTGCCGGGTGAGCTCACCGGTGGACGGAATCATGTAGCCGCGCTCGTGCCACTGCTGCGAGGCCACGTCGTAGTCCCAGGTCGCCATGGCCGTGGGGAACGTCAGCTGGTAGAAAAGGTGGCCGCGCTGCTGGTAGGAAAAGCCGATGGCGTCGTCGATCCGCGCGTACTGGGAAATGGCTGTTTCCATGCCATGCGTCGACACCCGAGTCGGAGCCGAGCCGCCCCGCGACTGCCAGACGACGCCCTGCCCCTCCATGCCGCGGCCCAGCCACATGACGCTGTTGTCGATGTTGACCGGGCTGAAGGCGGCGGCGCAGCCTTGCTGGATGGCGCTGTTCTGGCTGGGAGAGAATCCGCCGGCGTCGGCCACCAGGAGCTGCGTGGTGGTCTCGCCAAAGACGTAGAGCTGTTGCTGGTCAGGCAGGTGCGCGACGATATTGTCCGGTGACGCGTCGGTGCTGGCAAAGTCCAGGCCGTTCCAGTCGCGCACATCGCCGATCTTGGACCAGGACATGGACTGCGACTGCGGCGCTTCGACCAGGAACCGGTTGCGCAGGTAGGAAATCTGGCGCGCGCCGGTGGGGAATTGGGGGTCGGTGATCGTGCCAAACGTCGAGCTGGGCAGGTCGTAGTAGTAGCCGAGGACGCCATCCACCAGTGCAAGCTGGGTTTCGTTGATCGCCAACGACACAGGGCCGGTGGACGTCGCCAACGATCCGACGAGCGTTGCGACCCAGCCGGATGTCACGCGGAACAGCTTGCCGCCGGACACCACCCAGAGTTCGCCCTTGAAAACGGCCATGCCGCGGATGGGCGCCGGCGCGTTGGGCATTTCCAGAACTCGCGTGAGGCCAGGGCACGGCAGCAGCGCGGCAGGCACAGCGGCGCCCTCGCCGCCAATCTCGATGAACCAGTTCATGCATCGCTGCGCGCTGAGGTTCAGGCTGGCAGCCTGGTAGGCCGGGCCCACGACAGGAATGGGTGTCCTCAAGGCAGTACTCCCCAGTTACCGGGGCCGAAGGGCCAGCGCCACCCATAATCATTGCCCCAGGGCACCGTACGCTCAGGCATGCCGTAGCCCAGGAACCAGCCGAAGGCCAGCGTGGTGCTGATTCCGTCCACCGTGCCGCGTAGGGTGTACCAGTTGCGCCAGACCAGGCCGCCGGGGATCGTGAAAGGCGTGCCCACAGGCACCGTGCCGTCAAACGGACCGACAGTGCTGATCGCGAGGTCGGTAACCAGCAGCGGGTCGATTGGGTCCTCGTCCGTGTCCTTGCGAAACACCTTGACGGTCAGGGTGATGAGGTCGCCTTCATACACCTGCAGGTCGCGGCGCTTGGCGCCGTCCAGCGCTACCGAGATTTCCATCAGAAATACTCCGCCCGGGTGGTCCCGGCGTTGGGCAGCGCCACCGCCGATTCAATCTCACGCATGCCGGCGGCCCACATGGTGGGGTCCGGCACGCGCTGGAATTCAGGAGCGGCCAGAAACGCGGCCATGAGCACGTACGATTCCTGCGCGAAGTCCGGAACAGCGTTCAGCGTCCAACGCAGCAGGCCGCGCGTGCGCAGCGCCGCATGCACCGCATCCAGCTTTTCGTTGACCAGCTCGATGTCGTCGGCTTCCGGCGTTTCGCCGGCGCCCAGCACCGTGAGCTTGCGCAGGACCCGCGGGCCCAGGTCGCGTTTCGTGGCCGTTTGCATATCAGGCTGCCTTCTTGGCGGGCGCGGTGGCGCCGGCCTTGAAATGGCTGTTTTCGGCCAGTTTGCGGAACGCCGGGGTGTCGGGCACCTCGACCGCCTTGCCCAGCGGGAACACGTGTTCGCCGATGACCAGGTCGTCGCGCTTTTCGCCGGGGTTGGCCGGGTCACCGGTAAAGGTGAGCTTGATCGTTTCCATGTCGTTCTCCTGGCGGGCCGACCGAAGCCGGCCCGCTTTGGGGTTACGTGTTGAGGGGGACGACCAGGACGTAACCAGCGATGAAGCCGCTGGCGCTCGTGACGGCGGTGCCGGTCACGATGTCGATGGTGTCGTTCGTGGGCAGGACCAGGGGCGCGGCGGTGGCGGCGCTCGAGCGGATCACGGCGCCGGTAGCAGCGGCGGCGAAGTAGTCCGGGTCAGCGCCATAACCGACGTTGAAGGTCGCGGTGCTGACGCCGCTGGTGACCAGCATCACGTCGAGCACCACCGAGCCGGCCTGGATGACCGCCGACTGGATCACGGTGCCGACGGGGACGGCGGCCGAGAAGTCGTAGCGAAACGGGATCGCCTTGACCGATTGGCCATCGCCCACGCCGGGCATGACGTCGCGCGGCTTGGTATCGCCCACACGGGCGGCATTGACAGTTGCCATGAAAATCTCCTTGGTAGGGACGAAAAAAAACGCCCCTCGGGCGCTTCGTTTCGTCTCAGATGGTGATGTGGGTTAGGCGTCCGGCACGGCGGCCGTGATGACCGTCACAACGCCGTTCTGCACCAGGTTCTCAGTGTCCGTGGCACCCTTGCCGAACATCAGCTTTTCGATGCCGCGCATTTCCTGGATGCCGACCCCATGGCGGAAGCCATAGTCGCGCACGTCCGTGGTCGACTTCGTGCGCTGCGCCCAGCCCAGGCCAAGCGCGCCGGCGCCGCACAGGAAGTTGAAGCCGACATCGATGTTTCCGGCACCCACACCAGGCACGGAACCGATTTCCGGGATTTCGCGGATGATGACGCCATCCCACACCAGGTCACCGCCGGTGAACAGCGGATTGGTGCGCACGTTGCGCTCGCGCGCGTCGCGGTTGGCCTGCGACATTTCCGACGCGGCCTGCAGATCGCGGAACGACAGGGAGTTCGCGAACATCACGAACCATTCCTGGTCCTCGGTCGTACGCGTCGGAGTGATCGCCGGGGAGGCAGTCTGCGCCATGCGCTTGGCCAGGCTGATGACCTGGGGCGTCAGCTTGTCGGCCGTGTTGTCGATGTTCGACAGGGAAGCGGACCAGTCATTGCCGGTGTTGTTCGACTTGGCCGCGCCGAAGAGCACGCGGTCGGCGTTGTTGGCCAGGAAGGCGTCCTTCTCGGCTTCGGTGGCCTGCTCATAGGGGATCATGATGCCGGCGGCGTTGGGGATCGATTTGAATGCCGTATTGATGGCGTCCCGCAACGTATCCAGCGACCAGCCTTTCAGAGCGCTACGACCGGCGTTTCGCAGATCGATTGCGGACTTTTGCTCGTCCCATTCGGTCATCACGACGGCATTGCGATGCGGCATGACGCGCACGGCCATCGACCGGGTGTCGAGTTCGGCCTCATTGCCTTCCAGCACCGTATTGCCCTTGACGCCGCCGCCGATTTTCCGGACCGCGGCAAAAGTGATGCGGTCACCGCGCTTGCGGGTCAGATCCTCCTTCACCATGAAGAGAGAATCTTCGCTGGTCCCCATGTAGCGCATGTAGCGGTTGGCGCGCAGGTATTCCTTGAAGAACTTGTCGTCCCAGATTTGCGGGGTAAGCCCCGGACGTGCAGTGGTCTCAGCCATTTACGGCTCCTTTACTTTTTGAAGAGGTCTTCGAACGGCGTCGGCCCGGTGTATGCGTCCGCAGAGCGGCCCGCGGCGGATCGGGCGGAGGCCAGGGAGGTGGGCAAAGCTGCCGTGGGCGCAGGGTCTGCGGCGGGCTGGGCGGATTGGGGCTGCGCCTGGAG